ACCACTAATTCCACAACATCAATGTTATTGCGAGGTTTTTTCTGGAGCAGCCTGGCTACTTTTTCGAAAAGAAGAATCAGAGGTGGAAATTATTAACGATATCAACAGCGATCTTGTGACGCTTTATCGACGGTGCCTTATATCCCCGCCCTCAACGACGGGGTTTTACGGCACTGTCGATGAACTCTCATTAATATCATTAACGAATAGGAGTTATATTTTTTGTCTCTGTTCCACATAATGCCTCTCGTTGTCGTCAAAGTCATATAAAAATTCCTGTGAGCTTATTGCTCGTAAATATTTGATAGCCGTTCCGAAATATGATTCCTTTAATTCAATTCCTATTGCACGCCTTCCAAGCTTTACAGCCATATATACCTCTGAACCGATGCCCATAAAAGGTGTAAATACAACTTCACCAAAATTAGAATATAGCTTTATACACCTTTCTATGGTTCCTAATTGTAGAGGGCATATATGTTTTTCATCTTCTGGTTCTCTTGCGTGATAAAATTGCAATGTGTCTGTCTCTTTGATGTCCGTCCAGATGCCGTGAGCCCACTGTATCCATTTTTCATTGTTAAGTTCTCCATTTTTTACAGGCTGAATTGGTGTTTTATTTTCACCTGGTTTTTTAAAAATTAATACCTGGTCAACCAGTGCTGGTCTTGAATGTGATGAATCTTTTTGCATCTGCACAAACAATAAGGCTTTTGATTTAACCCGTATAGCCTGGGCTTGGGGGTTTTTCTGTATAAAAATTCTTCCTGTAAAAATCCATCCACATTCTTCATGTAAAGCGATAACCTTTCCAGGAAAATCTTTTAAGCCGATGTATCCATCCCGATTTGCCAGTGCAGGTATATCTGATGTATGAACACACGATAATCGCCCTGGCCTTGTAATGCGTAATATATCTTCAACAATAAAACGATAATGTGTAAAAAATTCATCCCAATCTTTACAGTTTCCTAAATCTCTATAAGAATTAGAATATACAAACAAATCTGCAAACGGGGGGCTATATATACTCATATCAATAGAATTATCCTCAATTTCTTTTATTCTGATGCAAGAATCACCAAGCATAGCAGTCCATTTGTGATTTGTGACAGTATCTTCTTTATAATCGTCTTTATGAACGTCTACCCCTTGTATTTCTCCTTTTTCATAATTTTTTAGTAATGAAATCATCTTCTCTTTTAACCTCCAAGCCTGATTATCTTTTCGTTTAATATTTTCTAAAACTTCTCTCTCATATTCCGAAAGTATGACATAACAATTCACAGGATTTTTTTGCCCAAATCTCCATTCTCTTCTAATTGCCTGATAATATGTTTCCCATGAGTCATTAATGCCGAAAAAGACCATAGTATTAGCATTTTGAAAGTTCATACCAAAACCGCCTATCTTGGGTTTAGTAATCAGCACCTTGTATTTGCCATCCTGAAAATCCTCAAAAGATTTTGCCTTACCTTCTGGAGAGTCTGACCCCTTAACCTCTATTGCAATATCGCCAAAATACTTTTTTAAAGCAGCACTTTCTTTGTCAAGCCCGCACCATACAATCAATTGCCCGTCAAATGATATTTTCTTTAATCCTTCTAATTTTTGTTCAATTGTCTGCGTTCTAACCTGTAATCTATCCTCTATGCCTGACAGACCGATAAAGAACAATTTATCTTCTGGTTTGTAATTGGTTTCAACAAAAATTGTTTTTATATTCAACGGCGGTAGATTGAAGCCTCCATCTTCATAGCTAAGGTCGGATGGTTTTGTCATTACAATAGCCCAGTTAGACAGCCATTTAAAAAATGCATCTTCAGCATGATGTTTTAATCTCCATTCCTGACCGCCTTTATTACTTCCTTTTTTTATGATTGTTTTACCACCGATGATATCGGTATGTTCTTTATTGGCATTGATAAAAAACGTTGCAAGCATTTCTTGCATGGTGCATACATTTAAAAATTCTGCATGGTTCCCAAGTTCGATATAATCATTGGGGGCAGGGGTAGCGGTGCAACACAATTTATATGGGATATGTCTGAATTTGTGGATTAATTTTTGTCTGATTTTCCCCGAGATTGATTTAATAATAGACGATTCATCAAGGATAATAGCTTCTATCTGTGTATTGTCAAAGCTATCTATCATTTCGTAATTTGTGATATTTATGCCCTCCTCTGTAAGCTCATCTTGAGACCTCACATAAGCAACATCAATGTTAATCTTTTTGCCTTCCCTGATTGTCTGTCTTGCAACAGATAAGGGGGCAAAAATTAAAGTAGGTTTGCCAATTATTCTTGCCCATTCAAGTTGTATAAATGTTTTTCCCAGACCCGTATCAAGAAAAACAGCACATCTACCTTTTTTAACAGCCCATCGGACAATATCTCTCTGAAAAGGAAACAGAACAGGATTGATTATTTCATTGTTTACATCAAAACCAACAGGTTTAATTATTAATTCTTTCTGCTTAAGGAATTCCTGATAACCCTTTTTCATTTCATCCCCCACAATATAGCTGTTGTAATCCCACAAGCACTTAGCCAATAAAGAGCCTTCGGGTAATCTCTCTCAATAAGGCACGCTATAGTAATAACTCCATACGCCGCCAGCAACGCCTTCATCATCCATGTGCTAATCATCATCTACCTCCATATACCCCATAATAATTTCTAATGTTTTTATCGCCAAAATAAGGATGCTAAGGATAAAAAGCAACACAGTGTAAATTGGCCACCAACCCATATGTATATTTTTATTGTTATGCTGGGGTCTCATCCCTTCACCAGCTACCCTTTTCCCACCTATCACATACATGGTCATCTTGGACAACATATCGGTTGCTGTTTTCCAATCCGATGATAGCACACCTATGGCCATGTCCTATCACGTTGCCGCCACAACCCTTAATCTCTATTAATTGCTTATGCTTACAAAACTTGCAGCGTTTGAAGCGGCTACCCTCAGCGGCTATAATTGATTTGCGATAATGATTAATCTGCTTGGATTTAGTCATTTCATTACTCCACTATCAGCTTGACACCAGGGATGTGAAAGGATTCTTTTAATGCCCTTGCCCTGGCATTTAATGCCGTTTCATTGGCAAGCACCAAATCATATTGTTGCGTGGATACGGCGTATTTAAGCAGAGCAGGCAAATCAAACACCTGTGCCTTGTACCTTTTTGTAAACATTCTGTTATCTACTTTAGGAATATCAGCTTTGATTACAACGGTCGGTGTTATAATAGGTTCATCTAATATGGCTTCAGCTTCTTCTTTATTCCCTTCGGCTTCGGCAAGCAACGCTTCTGCAAGCCTGCGCTCTTCCTCCTGTTTGCGGGCTATCTCCTGCAAACGTCTTTCTTCTTCACGTCTTAGCCGTTCAATTTCGTCCATATATTTTCTGATAGATGATTTTAAAATGGTTTCACCCTCTTTTAACGGTGCTTCGGCTTTATCCCATTGCGCTTTAATTGCCTTATGTGCTTCGAAGGCCTTCTGAGCAAGGGGCTTGAATGTTGCCTCAACCTCTTTTCTTAACGCCTTGATATCCAATAATAATCCGTTTGCCATCTCCATACTTTCGTTATCCACAACAGCTATGCTCTTGGCCTTTTCCGGGATAGCCATTGTCTTTACTTCTACGTCCCTCTGTGTATCCAATTCATATATTGCTGCTGATTGTTCCATTCTTCTCCCTCCACTTATATAATGTTAGGCAGGCAAGCCATACGTTTGCATCTTGCCTGTCCTTAAATCTCTCTAATCTATATGTCCCTGTATCATGCAGATACAGCCCATAGCGGTTAAATATCTCACTTCCAAAGCATAGGGCATAAGCTGCTAACTGTATCCCGTGCCATTTTGCCGGTTGGCCTGTTTTGATATCAATTAGTGACCTGATTTTATCGTTCGGGAATATCCCCGTTCTGTCCAATGTTCCGATGTAGCCGTATGTTGCGTTGTAAACGATTTTCTCGATGTCGTTAATGCAAAACCCTGTATCTTGTTTAAAACGCTTGTACGCTTCAACGTAGGGGATAAGGGCAGGGTCTAAGGACGTTTCATCAAGATCATCCCTGTCCAATAACTCTGTAGCCTGATGGACGTATGTCCCTCTGGTGGTAGCGGTGTCGTTGAACCACGTAGTATCGATTAACCCGCATTCTTTGATAATTGTGGTGACAGAGGGGACACCCTTGCCGTCAACGGTATAGATGTGCCCCTCTTCTTGGAATACTATCTCCGGCATTATGCAACGTCCTTGATAAGTAAATTCAACCTTTCAATGGCCGTGCTGCCCTGTACTTTGGTTAATGTCTTGAGGGTCTCCGGCTCTTCCTCCAGTTGTAGAACGTCCGCCATGTAAGCGTGTTTGAGTTTGTCATCAACTTTGAGCTTGTCTAACAGCACATGGATCGCCTTCAACTGGTTTTCGGTGATAGGTGCGTTGGGGTCATTCTGCTGGGATTTGGAGGCAGGTGCCTTCATACCGTTGCCTTTAGGTGTGCCCGACTGTACAATGTCTTCTACCTGCATTTCCTCAAATGTGTAGAGGCCGTTGAAATTAATCGGGAATGCCTTTCTTAATGCTTGAGATTCCGCAACTTTCCCCAACATGACACGAGGCATTTTTTTCCACATAAACCCAAGCTGTTCGCCAGGATAAAATTCATCCCAATATGCGGTTGCCGATACCGTATAAACATCGCCCGTATTGGGGTCTATTCTGCGTACCGTAGCCTTCGCCCATTCGGGATAGCCATTTTTATTAGGACCATATTCAACATCTTCCTGACCTCTATACTGCCCCGATGCTTCCGCTTGTGCCCTCATAAAATCGATGCCACATTGAAATGTCGCCCTTCCGGATCGCTTCACAAAATGGATTAATCTATCTAATGGATGTACCCCTCTGCGCCGGCATTCAAAAAAGAATAGCTTTAATTCATCGTCTGTTGCGCCAACCGCTATAGTATTTTTGATAAGCGATACTTGTTCAGGTGTGATAGTAACTTCGCCAAGTGCCGAATTTTTTGTTTCATAAACTGCCGGTGTTTCGCTCATGATGCCCTCCTATGCTATTTTTTTGATTGGTATTAATCCGCTAATTTCTTTTATTTTGTCGCAGGTCGCCTGGAGTAAATCAATTACCATTTCCAACCCTTCTATAGATAATTCTTTGTCATTCCACAGCTTTTCTTCAAAATATATTTCATAGCTTACCTGCCCTGTGCTGATGTTGTGTATCACCTCTGATGTTCCAAACACTATGCCTTCATTCCTTTGCGTGAATCTGTATATCGTCTCTTTCATCATGGATTGTCTCCTTTAATTTGCGTAAAACCTCCCAGACCTTAGCGTCTGGGGCTTGTGCATCCTTGTCAATGGTTCATTGTTTTCTCTATTCATTTCAACGTGGATAGCCTCAACATCATAGATATCGAGCGTATTACCCCATTCATCAACAAACTCAATCTTGCTGTGCCCATCACTTAATGCCGAAATAAATGCTTTCATCTTTCCCTCCTTTGGGGGCTCTTAGGTAAGCCCCCCGAACCCTTTTAACCTTTCAACACAGTATTGCATTACCGCTTCTGCGGGATTTGCCATCCATTTTTTACCTCTTGCATTGCTTTGATAAGTTCAGGCTGCCGTTCCGTATCGTATTCATTGAGCGCCCTTTCATGCGCCCATTTGCGCTGTGATACTTTGTCCCTGCGATCCATTTCATCGCAGATGCCTTTGAACAAAAAGACCCAAAACAGACAGGTACAGATAATCACTAATAAGATTGACAGCTTGTCACTAATGGTTGTTTTGTCCATGTTTCCCCCTGTATATCCGCCAGAACGCCCAGCAGATATTGTTAGTTTTTATTGTCCCCTTGCATGTCTTTCCAAGATGAGGCGCAATCTCATTCTCATAATATTTGCAATCCTCGCAGGTGTCGTGGTACAGCGAGCTTAGATAGTCGTGTAACTGCTGTTTTTTTATTTCTTTTCTCCTTTGGGTATCTTCAAGCCATTCCTGTCTGTTCATGCTAATCCTCCTAATTGGCTATATGTATCGTTTGATAACGTCTGAACAGCGTCATTTGCACGGCAGGAATTGCAATATATCCGAGGCGTGCCGTGTCCTGTCCACCTGACAGTGGTTTTATATTTTTTGCCGCACATTGGACATATTGCGATCGTGCGACCCTT